GGCCATTCGTAAGGCTGAAAAGTTTAATGTTCTCATTGATGAGTATGACGCTGAACAAGCTACAATCGTCAATGCGGAGAAGAACAAGACAGTCTATGGCCTTGTACACGATTACTACTCTTCTCATGATTACAACAAGTTACGAGAGGAAACTAAAGAACATTATAAAGGTTTACTTCAAGCCGCAATGGACACAGACATAGAAGGTAAGATGTTGAAAGACATTTACTATAAAGAGATGACGACACGCAAAGCTAAACTGGCATATGAATTATGGTGCAAACGTGGCATATCTATGGCCAATCACATTATGGCAACTATGCGTGTTGTTTTTTACCACGGCATGAATATGGAACATTGCACCACTAATCCGTTTGCTAATATAAAAAAGCATAAGACAAGTAGTCGTAAAGTGGTATGGACACAGGATGATATACGTCAATTTCTTGACATAGCATATTCAGAATGGAAGTGGCGCAATATTGGACTGATTGCACAGATGGCATACGAATGGTGTCAGCGTGTAGGTGACATACGAGTGTTAAAGTGGGAAAATCTTAACCTTGATGATGCTCGTGTACACATTAAGCAGTCAAAACGTAGAGCAGAGGTTTTTCTACCAATCTCAGATGACCTTTGCGAGATGTTACAAGAGCAGAGAGAGGCCTTTGGCTTTCAAGAGTATGTTGTACCTAACCCCAAGCCAGTAAGGGGCGTGTACAAGCCTTATACGATGTATAAACTTCCTAATTATGCACGTGTTATAATGAATGAGGCTAATCTGTCTACAGAGTTACGTCTTTCAGATCTCCGCAGGACAGGTACAACAGAAATGGTTGATGCAGGAGTGGGAATTGGACAAATTATGTCTGTTACAGGACATGCTAATCCACAAAGTGTAAAACCTTACATAAAACATACGTATCAAAGTGCAAATTATGCATTGACTGAACGAAAAAAGGTATTGACGACATAAAATATACGTGATAAAAGACACGTAGATGTCCGCAAGAAAGGGGTATTAATACATATATATGTTAAACATATAATGTAATAATTTTCATGGTGAAAAAATATGATAGATATACATGAATATGTAATAGATATGAATTTACGTAGTGGTGAAACCAAACGTATGGATTGTCCTGTGTGTAATGGTACTAATACCTTCAGTGCATCTAATGTTAAGGGGCAATTGCTATGGAATTGTTTCAAAGCATCTTGTACAGTAGGTGGTAAAGATAAAACTGACCTATGTATTACAGACATATCGAACATTCTTTCTAGACATGATAATGATACATGTGTTGTGCCGTTTAACATGCCTATTCATGTTGTGTCAGGTATAAATAGACCCAATGTAATTGCTTGGGCAGATAAATGGGGTTTAGATGCAGAGGAACTAGATTTACACTATGATGTAAAGGAAGATCGTGTCGTGTTTCCTATCCTACATAATGGGAAATACGTAGATGCTACAGGCCGTTCACTTTCGTGGAGAAAACCTAAGTGGAAAAGATATGGAAAAAATAGCTTGCCATATCACTACGGTCATGCTAGTGTCGCTGTAGTTGTTGAGGACTGTGTTAGTGCTGCTGTGATTGGTAGCTATGGTTCATTTGTCGGGGTAGCATTACTTGGAACATCGCTACTTCCTATCCACAAACAGTTTCTTTCACAGTTCTCAACAGCCATCGTAGCACTTGACCCCGATGCACTTACAAAAACCATTAAGTTTACAATGGAATTAAGAAGCTACGTGAATGAGGTCGTAGCTATAAATTTAACTGACGACATAAAATATCGTCATCCCGATGATTTACGCAAACTAGAAGAGATAGGAGATAAATATGGAACTTGCACTAATTCGTAGTCTTATGGACAAAGACTTTTATGATGAACATCGTGGGGCTAAATGTCCTGACAGATTGTTTCAAAATGAAGATATTAAAAAAATTAAAAAAGTAGTAGATAAAGCTATGGATCAATATTCCAGAACTGTAACACCTGATGAGGTTCAGGCTTTGTTTATGACAAGCAACCCGACTATGACTACAAGTGAGAGAACAGCCTTTGATTCTCTCTTTTCTAAATTGAAAAAAGAAGAGCCTATGGGCAATGACATAGCACAAGAAGTGTTGTCAAAATTGTTTCAGCAGGTTGTTGGAAAGGACGTAGCCAATTTAGGTATAGAGTACGTAAATGGTGGACAAAGAAGTCTAGAACCACTACGTCATATTATTGAACAGTACGGAGATGATTTTACTCCCAATCTAAATATTCAATGGGATCACATGGATATTGACACACTACTTGCTAAGAATGACCTAGAAGCAAAATGGACATTCAATATTGCAACGCTTGCAAGAGAAGTTCCCGGAATTAATGATGGACATTTGATTGAAGTTGGGGCTAGACCTAATACAGGCAAGACATCCTTTCATGCTAGTATGATTGCTGGTCCGGGTGGTTTTGCTAGGCAGGGTGCTAAATGTATTATTTTATGTAACGAAGAAGCTAGTCATCGTGTTGGCGCACGATACCTTACAGCCGCAACTGGTATGACTATGCATGAAATAAAAAGAAATCCATCTAAAGCACGTGATTTGTATAAAGAAGTTCACGATAACATAAAAATAAAAGATGCCACGGCTCGTGACATGTCTTGGGTCGAGTCTGTCTGCAAGTCATACAAACCTGACATATTGGTGCTAGACATGGGCGATAAGTTTGCACGGTATGGTGGGTTTGCTCGTCCTGATGAGGCACTCAAAGCTAATGCAGTACATGCTCGTATGATTGCAAAGCAATATGGCTGTGCTGTGTTTTATATGTCACAACTATCTGCTGATGCAGAAGGTAAAATAGTATTGAACCAAAGCATGATGGAAGGTAGTCGTACAGGTAAAGCTGCTGAAGCTGATCTGATGATACTGATTTCAAAAAATCCACCTGTTGAAAATCAGGAAAAAGAAGATTTACAAAGGCATCTTAATCTGGTAAAAAACAAACTTACAGGATGGCATGGAATAGTTCACTGTGAACTTAATTACAAAATAGGGAGGTATGAAGAATGAAGCTAACACTTGATGTAGAAAATACTGTAACACATCGTGACGGTAAAATGCACCTTGACCCATTTGAGCCTGAGAACTCACTTGTTATGGTTGGTGTTCTTACTGACATGGGTGACGAGGCACTGGTTCCTTTTGACCATTCAGAGGCTCCATCTACAAACGTAGATTCAAGGATACTTATACAATCTTATCTTGATCAAGCAAATGTACTCATAGCACATAACGCAGCATATGATTTGGTTTGGTTGTGGGAGTCTGGATTTAAGTATGACGGACCAGTTTTTGATACTATGCTGGCAGAATATGTTATGCAGCGTGGACAGAAAGAACCACTGTCGCTTGAGGCTTGTGCTGAACGCTATGAGTTGGACACGAAGAAGCAGGACACATTGAAGGAATATTTTAAGAAAGGATATAGTACAAGAGATATACCTTACAAAGAATTGTGTGAGTATCTGTCTTCAGATTTACATGCTACACAGCAACTTGCTACAAAGCTGATGTATCGTTTGAATAGCCCATCGGATAGTCATCTTCGTAATACTGTTGATCTTAGTAATCAAGTTGCAGTTAGCCTTGCACGTATTTATCAAAGGGGTTTTAAAGTAGATCTAGAAAAACTTAATGAAGTTAGAATAGAATTTGAAAAAGAAAAAAGTCAGATTGAAACAGATCTAAGAAAACATGTACAACGTATCATGGGTGACACACCTATTAATTTAAATAGCCCAGAACAATTATCTTGGGTGATATATAGCAGAAAGCCTAAAGATAAATCACTATGGGCTAATTCTTTTTCACCCTACATGGATGATACGGAGTTTCGTAAAACAGTTGAATCTGAATCCACTATAATGTATAAGACTATAGCTGAGCAGTGTAATGAATGTGCAGGAACAGGTTACATAAGAAAGAGAAAGAAAGATGGCACTTTCTATGCTAAAGCCAATCGCTGTGTTAATTGCAATGCTGAAGGATACCATTTTATTCCAACGGATCGTGTCGCAGGATTACGCTTTACACCGCCTAAAGCAAAGTGGATTAGTGCAAATGGATTCAGTACTTCTAAAATTAATCTAGAAATACTGGAGAGAGTAGCCAAACAAAAGGGAATGACAGATGCTGAAGATTTTTTGGCAAAGGTACGTAGACTTAGTGCAATTGATACCTATCTTTCATCGTTTATTGATGGTATAGCTACTCACACTAAACCTGATGGCATGCTACATGTACGCTTACTACAACACAGGACTGCTACAGGCAGATTTAGTGGTGCAGACCCTAACATGCAGAATATGCCACGTGGGAATACGTTCCCTGTTAAGAAAGTGTTTGTGTCACGCTTTGATGGGGGCAAAATTATGGAAGCGGATTTCGCACAACTAGAGTTTCGTGCAGCCGCATTTTTATCACAGGATGGAGTTGCAATTGAGGAAGTATCTACTGGATTTGATGTACACGCATACACCGCGAAAGTTATTACCGATGCTGGTCAGCCTACGGATCGCCAGACTGCAAAAGCACACACGTTTGCTCCGCTCTACGGCGCAACAGGCTTTGGAAGAACAAAAGCAGAGGCAGCATACTATGAACACTTCACGCAGAAATACCAAGGTGTCGCAGATTGGCATTCCAGACTGGCTAAAGAGGCTTTAAAAACAGGCCTTATAACTACGCCTTCTGGAAGGCAGTTTAAGTTTCCTGATGTAAAGAGGCGTAAAAATGGAACAGTATCTAACTTTACACAGATTAAGAATTATCCTGTGCAAAGTTTTGCTACAGCAGATATTGTACCACTTGCACTTTTACATATTGATGGGTTGCTTGCATACGCAAAATCCTGTATAGTAAATAGTGTTCATGATAGTATTGTTATAGATGTTCATCCAGATGAGGAAAGGCTTGTACTTCAGGCAATTAACAATACGAATGAAGAATTGACTAATTTGATAGCTGGTAGATGGGGCATTAATTTTAATGTTCCTTTGCTACTAGAAGCAAAAATTGGTCCTAATTGGCTTGACACGAAAGACGTGGCGTGATATAACTATGGCTTTCCAAAATGAAAGGAGTAAAAATATATGAATGATATAGTAACAATTAACAAAAGTAACTACGCAGAAATGGCTAAGATCATGGGTACTGCTAAGTCGGGTTCCTCTGATAATAAGCGCATTCCTATGCTACCTCGTCTACGAATCTTCAACCAACCTGTAAAGGGTCAGGCTGAAGTTGGTGGTCGTATGGCTAATGTAGAACTTATTGAAGCAGGTTCTTTTAGGTTGGAAGTACCTTCAGATACTGGTAATCCTACTTACCTATATTCTAAAACTGCTAAGATACGTCCATTCCTAACTCGACTTATGCTTCGCCGTTGGGTTCCATTTAAAAACCCAAAACCCGGAGAGTCTAAAGGTACTTTTCATAAGACTATTATGTCAGATACTTTAGATATTGATCTAAAAGATAACACAGGCAATTTTAATTGCGGTAAACCTAGTGGATACATTCAGGATTTCAATGCATTGCCTAAAAATATGCAAGAATTGCTAAGACTAATAAAAAGAGTGCGTGTTATTTTTGGTACTGTTGAACTGTTAGAACCAGTGATGAACGATGATGGAACTGAATTGGAAGTAAAATCTTATCCATTTATTTGGGAGATTGAAAATAAAGATGCTTTCAAAACATTCAATGCTGCCTTTAATGATTTGGCAGATAAGAACCGTCTTCCTATTGATCATTATATTTCTATGGATTTGACTAGCAATAGTTTGCCTAATGGAAATGTTTTCTTTACTCCGAATGTGAGTATTGATTACGATAATGTTATTGAGGTTAAAGATGAAGATCATACAACCTTGAATCATTTCTGGGAATGGGTTCAAATGCACAACAATGATATCAACAATAAATGGGAAGCTGCTGTAGCTGAACAAAAAGAAAAGCAAGTTTCAGAAGAAGATATGAATCTTGTAGAAGACTTTGTTGATGTTGATGTAGAAGAGGTAGCGTAATGAACCACACTGCTGAATTGGTATTACATCAGTACATGCAAAAAGCTGTTAAAGGTGAGTCTGAAATGTCAGACAAAACTGCAGAACGTATTGGTATTGATGTAATGAATGCTGTAAAGCGTCAATTTGGTGGGGGTTCAAAAAGGGGAGAGTTTTCTCTACGGATGTCAAACTTAGGTAGACCCACTTGTCAACTTTGGTTTGAAAAAAATCATCCTGAGAAGGCTCTTCCTCGTCCTACTAATTTTATCATGAATATGATGATAGGCGATATTGTGGAAGCAGTATTTAAAGGTTTATTAACAGAAGCAGGAGTTCAATATGAAGATTCTGAAAAGGTTACTTTGGATGTTGATGGTGAATCCATTAACGGAACATATGACCTTGTTATTGATGGTGCTGTTGATGATGTTAAGTCAGCTTCAGATTGGTCATATAAATATAAATTTGACTCATTTGACACCTTAAAGAAAGGAGATGCATTTGGTTATGTCGGTCAGCTTGCTGGATATGCTAAAGCATCTGGCAAACGTGCTGGTGGTTGGTGGGTAGTTAATAAAGCAAATGGTAAGTTTAAATATGTACCAGCCTCTAACATTGATATGGAAGAGGAATTATCTAAACTAAGTGATACCGTTAAAAAGGTTAAAGAGAATAAGTTTGAAAGATGTTTTGAACCTATTCCAGAAACCTTTAGAAAGAAACCAACTGGTAATACTATGCTATGTACAACATGTTCCTTTTGTGATTTCAGAAAGGAATGTTGGCCTGACGCAATAGAAAGACCAGCAGTTAAGTCACAAGCAAAAGACCCTAAAAAAGTAATGTACGTACATTTGGAAGAAGAATACATTGCCTAATTACAAACAGTTTTTAGCAGCACGAAAGTACGGATATAGAAGCGGTCTTGAACATAAAGTTGCTCAAAGCCTTGACGATCAGGGTTTTGAGTACTTATATGAAAAGGTAAAGATTGAATGGGAAGACCTTGCATATAGAACTTATACACCAGACTTTGTATTAAATAACGGCATAATAATTGAAACCAAAGGAATGTTTACAGCGGCAGATAGGCGTAAGCATCTCGCCATTAAGAAACAACATCCGAATCTTGATATACGGTTTGTGTTTGAAAACAGTAGACGTAAGTTACGTAAAGGTGCTAAGTCAACATATGGTGAATGGTGTGTAAAATATGACTTCAGATATTATGATAGAATTATTCCAGAGGAGTGGTTAAAAGAAAAAGGGATAAATAAACATCCTAGCTTTATAAAATTTAAAGGAAAGAAAATGAGGAGAAAATAACATGTTTGAAAATGATCAGAGTTTCTATATACAATTGTACCCTATTCTAGACAAGGATTCTGAGTGGCAGGGCAATCTACAAGTTAATATTATCACTGGTCCAGATAATGTTATGGAAGATGAACCTTATTCTCAAATGATACATCTTTGTCAATTGGTAGCTTCAACAATTCCATTCATGGAAGAAAATCCAGAGTTTATTGCTACCCTTGAAAAGTTTATGAGATCAAATCAGTTAGATGAACAATACGAAGAAGAAAATGAAATAGAACTTGAGTATGGTGAAGATAATGTAGTAAAAATAAACTTTAATAGCCGTACAAAGGGGAATGCATAATGACAGATTATAAGAAAATCATGGATG